ACCACCGTCTACCGCGCCGAGGACCCCACCCTTGAGTCCGTCGAGTTCGGGGCCGTCTACCGGATCCATGCACCTCGAACTGGCGAGCCCTGGTCCTTGTACAAGATCGCCGACGACTGTGGTGTCGACACTGTCGACCCAATCGACGTCCCTGACGGTTGGGACGATTCCTACGAATACCAGTTGGGTTATGCACGAGTTTGGTCTCGTCTTGCCAAACTCGCCATGGATGCCCATTTGGCTCACGCCATCCTCGAGGTTGCTCTCGTTCCCGTCGCCGACGACTTGGCGAACACTGATTCGTACGCCCTGCTGTACCGGTTCGTCTGGCCTAATTGAAAACTACAGAAGGAGATACCATGACCAAGTCACTGCACTCAGAACGCTTCAGGATGAACAAGGCTTTGATAAGGTGCGAACATTGCGGCCAATGGTTTGAGAACTGGGCTGTGCACGATAGACACCTCAATATCGAATCCAACAGGGGTATACTGAGTCTTAACGAAGACCGACCTTGCAAGGTGGCTCCTCGTGAGGCGTTCCCGGTTACAGTTTGGATTGACACAACCGAAAGGCATTGATCATGGTAGGTTCGAAAGTTACCCAGGGTTTGGCTCTCGTTTTCACAGAGGAGCTGCCCGATTACGCGGCCCACCGTGTGCTGCTGGCTGAGACGATCGTGCAGAACCGTGAGACGCTGATTCAGTTCCATGAGATCACCGCTAACATCTCCGCCGCTTCGACGATGCCGTTGAACAAGGGCCAGTTGAACTGCGACCTGCATGAGTGCATTCAACTGGTGAAGGATTACTTGTGGATCGTCGCTGATGATGAGATTCAGCCAGTGTTCGTTTACTTGAAGATGAAGGATATCACTCCTTATGAAGACGCGATTCACCCTCACTGATGATTGGCCGATGGTTGCAGCCGTCGCGTTGGCTAACAGCAGTGTCAGTCATTGTGATGACAATTTTCTTACTTGCGATTATGCCGGAGGCACGGTAATATGGAGGGTGCCGGCGGAGCCTGACACGTTCCGCGTCGAGGTCGGTGGTCAATCGGGGACCATCATGACTTTCAATCACATAGTGTCCATGTTCACGAGAAGGGATATTTGATCATGGATAAGTTCATCGAGTTTCTGCTCATCATCCTCTGCATGCTGGCTTCGTTCTGGTGCGGCATGCGCTACGAGGCCCGGATGGAGGTCGAGCGTTACAATCACATGGTGTCTCAGCTTGAGAATGTGCAGAAGCAGACCGGTGTCCAGTACGATCAGAGTTTCGTCGATTTCATTAACAAGGCTGCTCCTGGGGGTGAGCACTGATGAGTGTTAGTTCAGATTTCGATGACATGGTTAAGATCTGTGAGTTCTATTCGGGGGATGGTCTTCCGATTGTGGTTGACTATGATAACCGCGCTGTTTTTCTCGGTGATTGTGTTATCGAACCTTTGGTGAAGAATGGTCATATCACCGACTATTTTGTGACGGATCCTGATTTCAATCCTCATTTGGTCACCGATCTTGACTCTTACCTCCACCGTGTGGTGGTGGACCGGGAGGAGTTCTAATGGATTATGACCCGTGGGAGGAGCTGAATATTTTCATCGAGTCCTTCCAGCCGTTGAAGGAGCTCGATGGATTCCAGGTCGACTTCGATACTTGCGCCGTGTTCTTCGACGGCAACAGGGTTCGGGTGAACGGGCCTGAGGATTGGGATATTCAGGCTCACACTGGAGACAAGACGACGACGCAGGATGGAGCTTACCGATGGGTTGAGTCCGAGTACGGCATGCTTCCGAATACAGTCCCCCAGTACATGCACCCATATGAAGGAGATTACGATGACTAAGTTCATGCACTTGAAGGAGATGGCTCACGCCATTCAGGAGCGTTTCGGCGGAGCGCCTGTGATCGACGTCGTGAACAGTGCTGTTGTGTTCCGCGACAGTGTTGTGAAGCTGCAGCTGTTTGCGTCGCGACAGGCGGAGTGCATGTGGGTGGTGGACACTCCCGGCGACTACCGTACGTTCCGTCGGTCGGACGAGGCGCTGGACGTCCTGGCCTCCATCTACTCCTACAGCCTCGTGTAAGCCACGCTGAGCGCCTAGAAGAGCTCCCCCGGTACAACGTACTGGGGGAGCTTCTTCGTGCCCTCTACGTGGCTCCTACAGCTTCACACGCCGGTGCGGATGGCGTCGTAGGGCATGTAGAACCGTGCCTTGGGGAAACGGGTCCAGTGCCGGATCCCGCCCTTCATCTGGGCGCCGACGCAGACGCCGTCCCATTTGGTGTCGTCGTAGTCGGGGACGTCTTTGCTCCACAGGGCGAACCGGTAGGCGCCTTTGGCGATTTCCTGTCTGGGGAACCAGATCTTGTCGCCCCACGTCATATCCGCGGAGTTGTGCAGCTGGAAGTAGGGTTGGACCCATGTGTCGGCGCCCGGCCATACCATCCACGAGAATTGCCAGAGTGCGACTTTTCCGCAGACGTTCCAGGTCCACCACCATTCGGCGCCTTCGCGCGTGTCGATGACCTGCGTGTACGCCTGGTCGACGGAGTGGTCGAGGTTCTTGGACCCGTATTCCTCATACCCCTTCATTGAGCTGTCGGGGTCGAGGAATATGCTGGCCGGCGACCATATGTTGACTTCGGCGTAGGCTTTGATGTTCTCGATCTTCTTGACCGTGGCAACCGCGACGTCGGCTTTCGTTTGGATTGCAGCCTGATCCTTCTTGACGTTCTCGATCTGCTTCTGCAGTGCGAGGAGGTTGTTCGCGGCGTCGGCGGCTTTCACGGCTGCTTGGTCGGCGGCGCTGCGCGCGTTGGTGCCGATGACGCGCACTTCGGCGAGTGCTTCCCTGTCGCGTTGGATCATTCCCTGAATGTTGCGGTCGGCTTCTTCGAGGGCGGTGATCTTCGGGGTGAGTGCCTGTGCGTCGCGCTGCGCGGCCTGTGCGATGGCCTGGACCGAGTCGGCGGCGGCTTTGGCGTCCGCGGCGGCTTTGGCGTTGGTGCGTGTGGCGCCTTCGATGGTTGCCATGCGCCCGGTGAGGTCGGTGACCGCGTCGGCGCTGCGCTTCATATTGGCCGCTACGGCGTCGAACTGCGTGTCCGCGTAGGCCACGCAGTTGGAGAGGGTGCAGCCCTCCACAGTACGAATATTAACAATGAACTGCAAGTTCGTGCCGGGCTTGAACGGCACCGACACGCGGACGTCCACCGGGTACGGCTGAGAGTTGCCCGGAATCTCGATCGTGTCCGCGTACACGTTCTCCACCCACTTGTTGTTGGCGATTGCGTAGTAGGACACGGCGAACCGGATTCTGCTGGCGCCCTGCGCAACGGCCAGCCCGGTGATCCGGTACGAGCAGCCCTGAGGCCCTGTGAACCGAGGGCCCTTAGCCATGTTCACGTCGTAGTTCTTGTCCTCCGACTTGGTGGCCACCAGCGAGCTTCCGACGACTTTCAGAGCCGACCCGGTCCACCAGTTGGACGACATCTTCCAGTAGTCGTCGAGCGGGTCCACTCCGCTGCCGGCGGGGCCGGCAGGGCCAGGATCGCCCTTGGGACCGGCCGGTCCTGCTGGACCAGTGAGACCGATGGGGCCCTGGGAACCCTTCGCACCAGGATCACCTTTAGCCCCGGTCGGCCCCTGCGGGCCCATGGGTCCTGCAGGCCCAGTGTTTCCCGATACTCCGCGCTCACCCTTCTCCCCCCGGGGTCCGATGGGGCCGGGTTCGCCCTTGGGGCCGGGCAGGCCCCGCTGCCCATCTTTACCGGCGGGGCCGGGCAGTCCCTCCGGACCGCGGAGCCCCACGTCGCCGCGAGGCCCGGAAGGCCCGCGGTTACCACGTTCACCCTTGGGTCCTTCGGGGCCGGGATCGCCGACGGGACCTTTGGGTCCCTGTGGGCCGACGGGCCCACGGATCAGACCCTTGGCGATGTCGTCGCGGATCTTCATCATCTGGTCGCGAGCCTTGGCGACGTCGATCTCGATCTGCGTCGTGTGCAGCGGCGACACGGGCTCGTGCGCCACCAGTTGCGAGAGCAGGTTGGTGCCGTCGTGCAGGGGCGCGTGAAGGTCGAGTACCTTCACCCTCCCCCGCCTCAGCAGAATGTGGTGCGTCCACGGCTCCGGCGGGTTCGTGTACGGCCCAGCTATCTCCACGGGCACACTGAACTGCCCCTCCACGTCTACCGTGAAGGGTTTGACGATGACGCCGGCTGCGGTCGTCACCACTCGCGGGTCGGGCGCCACCGTCAGAGTACCGGCGGCGTCCCGACCGGCCGCGTCGGTGAGGCGGCCGGTCAGGATCGCGCTCATGGTTACTGGTCACCCCCGGCGAGTTTCTTAGCAACCTTCTGAATGCCGTCGCTGATCTGGAACAGCAGGTAGAAGGCGGAGCCGGGGTTACGGACGCCCTCCTTACCCGGACTGAACGTGTCGACGAGGCTGCTCAGGGTGGCGTTGGCGTCCTTGAGCTGACTGACGATGGGTCCGTCCCAGCGGCGGCCGGCGATGCCGGCTCCGGTCTGGTCCGAGACCTCAACGAGCCTGTCGCGGATCTCCCTCAGGAGATCGGTGTTCTCCGACATATCGAGATCATCCTCTGCGTAGTAGGAACCGTCGTATCTGATCCGGTGCGTCCACTGAGCACCGATTGTGAGAGGGTGATTGAGGTAGGAGCATGCGCACCTGACCTCACCACCAGTCTGGTCTCCGGCATATCCGTCGATATCGCCGAACTCGCTGATCCACGCCTCGCAGATCCATCCGTCGCACACGATGGCCGTGTGTCCGTCGGATCGCAGAACGTCCCCGTCCTCGACGGGCATACCCGGGTACCACTCCTCGGCGGTGAAGCCGCGCTCGGTCATGCATGCGACCTCGTTACCCGTCCACATGGACTTGGGCAGCGGGTCAGGCAGACCGGCCTTGTTGAAGCAGTACACCACCAACTCGGAGCAGTCGACGTTGACGTTGACCGCCTGCGAGGTGGGGGACGGGAGATTCCAGATCGTCAGGCGCTCGGGCTGCGAGTAGCCCACGCACGGGTTCTGGGTGATGTCCCATGCGATCTGAGAGGCGTCCGACTGAAGGCTCATCTCAGCCCTCCTGGCCGGTCTCCACGTTGGCGTCCGCGACGGCGAACAGGGCCGCCAGGAACGGGGTGATGACGTCGATGACGTCCTTGGTCAGGACGCCCTTGACGGCGAGAACACCGCAACCGGCGATAGCAACCCTGTACAGGTACTGACGAACCTTGGGGTCAACCAGTCCTTTGAGTGCGCTCATAGCAGTTCTCCTCACGTTGTTTGTCGATCTTCGACTCGATCTTCTCGAGCCGCTCCATGACTCCTGGCCGTCTGGGAACCCCCGGCCTTGCGGGGACACCGTTCCAGTCGTCAAGAAGATTGTTGAGCCTTTTCATCCTCGAATTGACCCACCCCGCGAAACCTCCGATGGTGAGGAACGACGTGAGTGCTGTGATGAGACTCTGGATGTCTATGAAGAACCCCATCCCGTGTTCCATTAATCACCTCACAAAAATCTCGGCGAAAGCATTGCGCGACTGTGGGCTGTCGAAAAACACGTGCCCTTTCCGGTAGGACCCGCGGAGCATCTCAGCGATCTTGTCACTGTAACTCATAAGCACTTCACCCTCCCGGAGAGCCATCTTATTCGTATTATACACCTTCTCTACCCGGGGCCGTTTCTGCTGGCAGAACAGTGTCCCCCAATCAATCCACAGGGAGAACACTCCCAGGTCCGTCTTGACAGTGAACATGTACTTCGCCGTCCCCGACTTGCGCTGCACGAACTGGTCAGTGTTGTCCGCGAACGAGTTGTCGATCGAGTAGTCGGCGTACTCCTCGTCGAAGTCGGTGACGAACTTGCCGAACCTGGTGGTAGCCACCTGAGAGGCGAAGCGCTTCGAGTCGACGAATTGGGCTGCCACGAACCCGTCCCCGTAGGTGATGAACTCCTTACCCGGTGTTGGGGTGATGTGCCACTTGATGAAGTACGGGTTCATGATGGAGATGGCGTTTGACAGCATGAGCACCCGTGTTCGGTCCTGATACCTGTCCACCGTGGAGTAGAAGTCTAGGAGTGCTTTGACCTCATCCTTCAGGTAGTGGATGGTGCCGGTCTCGATGATGAACTCGTCGAAGATGATGGTGGTCACCTTCGGGTACGGCGTGCTCTTGTGCTGTGCAGAAGTGCTGAGCGCCAGGAAGTAACCGGCGGTGCGCCATGCGTCCTTGTCCTCGCCCTTGTTGCGCCAGCAGAGCACGCCGCTGCGGATCTCGAACTCCTGCTCGGGGAACTCGTGGGCCACGTCGGCTACGAAGCTGCCGCGGGTTTTCAGCTCCGTCTTGTAGCGGCGCAGATAGATGAACTGCTCACCGCGCTCGACGGCCCGTTTGAGCACATACTTCTTGGCGCCGTAGGACTTGCCCACGCCCCTGGCTCCCATGACCATGTTGAAGACGGCGTTGCGGGAGAGGATCTTGTCGAAGGAGTAGTAGTCGAACTTCTTAGACATAGCGCTTCAGCTTCCACCTGCATCCGCCGAACAGGGACGTGGCGTGACCGTAGGCGGGGCCGCGGACACCGTCGGGGCCTCTCTGTCCGATGATGGTGTCCTTGCCCGTTTCGCAGCAGTATTCGACGTGTCCGCCCCCGGAGTACCATCGGCAGACGATGAGGTCGCCCTCTTTGATCTGGCTGGTGGCGTTGAAGCGGCCGCCGCCCTCGGCGATGACCTTGCCGCCCTGGGACATGAGCACGGTGGTGCCGCCCTTTCCGATGTCCATGCCCATGACCTTATTGTACAGCCACCATACGAACCCCGAGCAGTCGGTGACTCCGGACTTGTCGGGGTGCAGACGCGGCTCGTACCACTGGTGGTAGACGTATTTGCCGATGGAGGCCTTGGCGAGTTTGGTCATCTCGCCGATCTTGCCGGTGTCGCCTCCGCCTCCACCTCCGCCGTCGTCGCCTTTCTTGTCGTCGCCGTCGTCGGACTTCTGGTCGACTCCGTTGGCCTTCCAGAAGCCGCCAACGGTCGGGTAGGCGGCAGCATTACTGCCGTCCGACATGTAGATGCGCAACACGCCGGAGCCGTCCGTCCGGACGTGTTTGATCTTCTTCTCCTCTTTGGCCTTGTCCTCTCCGTCCTTGGAGTTGTCGCCGCCGGAGTCGCCGGGCGCCAGGGTGATGCCCTTCGTGTCGAGATTCTTGATCATCCGGTAGGCGATGACGTACCTCTGACCGACGGCGTACCACTCCCCCGAGGCTTTGATGGCGTTCGCCATGGAGTCCAGTGTCGGCGCCGGGCCGGCGCTCGCCACCAACCTATTGAGAATGCGCGCGTAGTTGCCCCAGCGGTGCATGACGACGATGAGGAGCATGCCGGCCTCGGTGTACTTCTCCGAGTCCAGCCCGATGGCTTTGAGTCTGGGGATGTACTCGTCCTCCAGGTCCTTGCGCATCTGGTTGTTCTGTATCTTCTTACCCTCTTCCGAGGCCAGCGCCGCCGATAGCTTCTGCCTATCGGTGCCTCCCAGGGATTGGTACTTGCGCGCCATCGTCCACGTCCCCTTCCCCGCAGCCAGCCAGGAACGGATAGTGGGGCCGAACACGTTCTTGTCGGGGAACTGGTTCAGCAGGTCATAGGCGCGCCCCTGAGTCCACTGTCCGATGCCCAGTGACAGCGTGTCCGGTGCGGTGATGATCCCGTAGTTGAACCCCGCCTCAACGGTCGCCAGGGTTGCGATAATGCACGCCTTATGCTTGTCATCCCATGCCATAAGTTCCTCCTATATGATGCGGGGCGCCGAGGATCACCCGACGCCCCGCGCTGGTGCGGCCCAGATCAGTGAGCCCGCATCATGCAGTTCGACAGGTCGAACCGGGTGCTGTGATTCTTGTCAGTCAGGAACACGGTCTCGATGTGGTACCGTCCCGGGCCCTCGAAGGCCTCGAAGATACCGGTGCCCTGCGAGTAGACCATCGCCTCCGGCCACGGGCCGTAGCCGGCGACGAAGGAGCTCCAACGGCGCTGCCCCTTCGGACCGGTGACGCGAATGTCGAAGTGAGTGTCCTGAACGTTGTGGACCGTGTGACGCATGATCGCCACGATGATCCACACGTCGTCGGCGTCGAAGTCAAGGTCGAACTCCATGACCGTGACGGGGCGCTCCTCGGGTGTGGACAGCGTACGGTCGCCCGACCCGGCGGTGACCTCCTTGAACCGCTTGTGCAAGGCGCCAACGCGGTTAGCGGCCTGGGTCGCCTGGACGGCCTGGCCGGAGATGGCGTTAGCGGTTGTCTTAGCGTCGATGGAAGCCGTGTTGGCGGCGTTCGCCGTGTCCAGCGCGGCGTCAGCGCGGTCGCGCGCCTCCTTGGCCCTGGCGGCTGCCGACGAGGCTACCTTGTTCGCCTCGATAGCGCTCGTGTTGGCGGTCTCCGACGCGGTGGTCGCCTTCGTCGCCATGTCGAACGCCCGGGTCGCGTCGGCCTTCGCCTGCGACGACACCGACAGGGTCGACTGGGCGGCCTCGCGAGCGGAGTGAGCGTCATCGGACGCCGCGTTCGCCGTCGTCAGGGCGCTGGTTGCGTCACGGGACGCGGCCTTCGCGGTGACGGTAGCACCACCGAGACCCTTGTCGATCTCCTTCATGGCGCTGTTGAAGTCACCCAGCACACTGAAGTGGTCGGACGCCACGTAGAGCGGCAGGTTGAAGTTCTCGGTCTTGTTCGTTGCGGGCATATTGAGCCTGCCTCTCTGTCAGGAGACCACCATGCGCTGGAGGTCAGGAATGTTCAGGTTATCGATGTAGTTCAGATCCTTGGAGGTGATCTGGTCACCACCCTTGAACTGAGCCTCGTAGACGTCATAGACGATGTCGATGACGCGCTTGTACTGCCCCGTCACGGGGGAGAACCCGTAGTGCGGGGACAGGTGCGGGAGCACGAACTTGCCGATCGTCTCCAGTTCGGAGATGGTCAGCGGCATGTCCTCCAGCTCCTGAGCCGTGAGCCCCATCTGGCTGAAATCCTCAGCCAGGAGACCGCCAACCGTGTACCGGTTGTGCATGTCATTGATGAGCTCCTGGAGGGTGGAGCTCTCGCCTTCGAGCCAGTTGAAGACGTTGACGACGTCCGACTCGAAGTGCTTCTTGACGAGCGCCTTCAGGTCATTCTCGAACGTGTTGAACTCGTCATCGTACTTGGCGATGGCGGCCGACAACATCTCGCGAACCTGGGAGGGGAGAGCGTGGTAGCCCTCCATCTCCTTGCGCACGTCCACCAGGAGCCTGGAGACCGCCTGGTTGTAGTCCGAGGCCAACCCCTGCATCTTGGCGGAGAACTGGTTGACCAGGCCCTCACTCACCCACGAGCGCATCTCCTCCATGAGCTGGAGGTACGTGTACCCGTCGCGGTAGGTGAACGGCGTGACGTTCGTAACCCTGTAGTCACCAGGGGTCAGTTGGTACTTGTTATCAATATAGTCCATAGCCCCATCCGTTCACGTACTCGTCTCCTGAAGATCGGATCTGCATGAAAAGGCCTCCCAGCTCCGAGATAACGGACATGTCAATATTGAGGAAGGTTTCGCGCCATTTCTGGAGGAGGTCGGCCTTAGGAGTATTATACCCCCACGACCGTGTGACATTCCCCGCCTTAGTTCCCATAGTCGTCGCGGTGTCGGAGGACCGCTTCTGCTGATCCTGCGTCGCCGAATTACTGTGGTTCTGTCCGGACCCCTTCGACGACGTGTCATTGGCCGCCGTCGCATAGTCATCATGCCCGGACAGACGCGTCTGCGGCATCTGAGACTGAACAGTGCGAGCCTTCGACTCCTCAGAGGAACTGACACGCGAGTCGCTCGACAGCGTCTGCTCAGCGTTCTGCTTCGTGTGCGTGTCCTGAGTCGTGTCCTGCGTCGAATCACCCGTCGAATGCACGTCGTGGGTGATCATCGGGTCGAAGTCGACCAACTCCGACTCGTACAACTGGTTGTAGAACGGCATGATCTCATTCATCTTCACCTTCAACTGGTGAATGAACATGTCGATCGACTCATGTGCGATCTCGTTGTACCAGTAGTGGTCCAGGATCTTCTGATTCAGCGAATCACGATAGGACTCATCGAAGATCGGATACTCGTTCAACCCGATGTTGAGCGGACCGACGATCTCCACTACCTTGCGCAGCTCAAGCGTGTAGTCAGCCATTGTTCGGGTTCAGCTCCTGCTGGTCTGTCGTTCCCAGGTCAGGGTTGCCCCTGTCGAGAGCATCTCCAATACCCCCGAGAGCGGCCGCGGCAAGCATAGCGTTCTGAGCATCCGCGGGCTGAGATTCGTCAAGGTTCCACCTCACATCCACTTGCAGGTCATACATCTTATTGATGTGCTCGCAGGCGTACTTGCGAGCGTTCATGGCGACAGCGCGCATCGCCAGGACCTGACCGGAGGAACCGCTAGCCTCCTCAGCGACCATGCGCTCCCTCTTCTCCGAGTTCACGTTCATGATACCGAGCAGCGTCAGGGCCTCGTTCCACGTCTTGACCTTCGCCTCCATGACGTCCTGAATCTGGTGGGGCTTGAACCCGACGTCGAACATGGTCACCTTCTCCGCGAGCGCCGCGGGGGAGAGGGCCTCCGTTCCGAAGATGACCGGCTGGCCCTCAGCGACCTTGCGGAACGCGTTCACGAAACTCTGATACTCGTTATTGTCGACGGAGAACACGAACGGGTGACGGGCAGAGAGCATGTTCACCTCGAGAGTTCGGTCGAACGCCGCGAGCCTCTGCGAGTAGATGTCAATGATGTCCCAATCCGGCTCCCGAAGATAGTTGGACCAGATCGGCACACAGTGCCTCGCGTCCAAAGTCTTGGAGAACACCTGGTTCCCGTACACCGTAAAATTCGTCGGGTTATCGTACATGTTCACCTGACCGAGCCCCGTAGCTCGCAGCGCCATGAACCTGTCGAACTCCTCATCGAAGTAGAACACCGCCAGCCCGTCGTACATGAGAGTGGCTTCCAAGTAGCGGCGATCCACAGTGTCCGGGAGCCCCGACCAGGAGAAGCGGTTCACGCACATCTCCGACATGATCCGCTTGTACATGCGGACCAGGAGAGCCTCTCGGTTGATCGACGGGTTGTTCTTGAAATGGCCGCCGTTGACGAAGGGCTCGTAGATCTCCTTGCGAACCCAATCCCTCTCACCGTTTCGCTTCACCATATGATCCCCTTAAGCGGCTTGTTGTTGGCCCAATCGATGCGGCCGATCATCGTCTGGTCCTTGTGCCACACGGTGACACCCTTCTCGAAAATACCCCTGATCGTCTGACGGAACGTCTCGGGCATCGTGGAACGGGAGATGTTCATCTCCGCCATCTTCCAGTACGTGAAATGCTCCATGCACCTGAAATCGCCCGGCGGCACCACAGGCGAGTTCATCGCGTACCCGTAACGCAGCCAGAACTCACCGATCCTACGCACAGCGTCCTCGGGAATGAACTTAAGACGCTCGACAATGGACCACGACTCCGCAGCCAGCATGAACGCGTCACCGCCCACCTGGCCCGACGTCGTCGGGGCGATCGTCTGCGCGTCCTGCACGCGAGCGTTGATCCCAGCGATCGCGTTCGCGTAGTCGCCGTTCGCCGCGTACTTGGCGTACGCCAGGTTCGTGTCCGCGTTGTAGCGCATGTACCCCTGGTTCAGGTTCGTGAGCGCACTCGCCTGCTCGGCGCTCATGCGCGCCGTGTTCACCTGCTGGGAGTACGTCATACCCGCCTGGGCCATCGTCGAAGCCCCCGACAGGGCGGACCCGCCGAGGCCAGCCAGCGCGCCCAGAGGGCCGCCGTTGGCAAGCCCCATGAGAGTCGACCCGATCACCTGGCCGCCGACGCCAATACCCGTCTTCTGCAGACCCATGCGAGCGTTGTAGCCAGCGATGTCCTGGTTCCACGAGTTGTTCAGAGCCGTCTGCTGGCCCGCCTGCGCGATAGCTGCATTGGCCTGGTTGAACTGGGTCTGAGCTCCGTGCAGAGCCCTCTGCTGCGACCACTCGGCGCTCTGGTGCTGATAGGCGATCGAGTGGGCGTTCTGCGCCTGGAACATCAAATAGGAGTTGTTCGTGAGGCTGAACGTCGGCAGGTTCGTGAACCCGGTCATCACATCGAAGTGCTCTGACCACCCGTTGTACTGGTCCATGTTCCCACGAGTGCGCTGGCCGAGCGAGTTCACCGTGAACATGATGCGCGGGTTCGGGGGCACCACGTGAGACCACTGGGTCACCGACAGGCCCGCCGACTGAATCATCTCAGGCTTCAGCAGAAGGGGAGTGCCGGAGAACGTGGTCACCTCCACCAACAGGTACGGGCTGGTCCAGAACTTCCACAAGTGACGGTACCGTGCCGGAAGAATATTGTCCTTGCGGAACTTATCCGTCAGCTGAATCGTCTTGTTGTTCACCAAACCCTTCTCGCCCAGGCCCTTCTCCAGGTCGTACACCTCGGCGCCCTGACGGGAAATGCGTGTGTCGCCGCCCTTCGGGTCGACACCCGACGTGCCCGGCAGTTTCACCTTCAGATCTTTGATCTCATCGAAATTGATGACGCCCTTGGGGATAGCGGTGATCGACACGATGCCCTGGGAAACCCACGGCACCAGAGACATAGCGTTCGTGAACACGCGGAACCAGTCCGCCTTCATCGCATAGATCGATGTCCCGTTCGGCACGCCCTCGGCGAAACTGCCCTTGGACGCGGTGAACGTCGGATTCTTCTCATCCCCATAAGGCTGAGTAAGATCCACCGTCGAAGCGATGATGATATCGAAATTGGCCGTATCAACCTTGCCGGCGCTGGGAGTGGAAGCGATCACCTTGCGGTTCACGTCGACGATCTGATACTCCGAACCCAGATCCAGGCCCTCGGGCACCGTCATGTACTTCTGCCCGTAGTAGTCCCACCCGTTCTCAGCGGCGATCGCCATGTGAGAACGCTCGCAGTAGGAGCGGCGCACATTGAACTGGTGCATGTACGTCTGCCACACGTCCAACTGCACGGTTATCTGAGTGGTGGCTGGAGCGATGTAGTCGACGGAGGTGATGAAGTAGAAGAATGTATTCCTCGAATTATAAGCATCACGGTTGTTGCGGGCCACCAGGTAGTTGTACTGGTTCGCCTTCGAGAAGGGAATAGGGATCCTGATCGGGGCGCCCTGGGCGCAGTAGGTCAGGGACTTCACCTCGATGCGCGAGGAGTACTCGTTGACGATAGCGTTAAACGCCTCGTCGTAGTTGTCATACCACACGACGTCGCGGTACTCCTGATCCCACACGACGTTCGTCAGGTACACCTCAGTATTGGGGGACCAGACGGAGTAGTCGAAGCCCATCCCGAACGAGCCGATATCCTCCGGCGGGTCATAAGCTGTAGGCATATATAGAGTATACCACATAGGTTAAAGGGCCGCCCCGGGGAGCTCAAACTCAACCCGGGGCGGCCCATCGCCGGTGAGGCAGAAAGGAGGAAGAACCTCACCGACGGGCTACCCTGCCCACGGCACTAGTGTACCACACGCAGGAGCCGTTGTCACTTCTTCGGCCAGACCTTGACGGCCTTCGCCTTGTCGACGGCGATCGACGCAGTCTTCGAAGCGATCGTCTTCTTCACATCGGCGCTGTCACGGTAGACCAGCGTGGCGGTGACAGTGACCGCGTCAGCATCCTCATCCTGACCCAGGTGCAGAATGCCCTCGTTGTCGATCTTCGTCCGCTGCGAGTTCGCACCCGACACGGCGTAGTCGATACCCAACTCAAGACCATCAGTGTTGTCACCCGTCACAGCGAACGTCACCTCGACGTTGCCGCCCGGAATCGCCTTGTTAGCAGCACCCACGGGCTTGCCTTCCTGAGTAGCCGTGTAACCGCCCAGAGCCAGGTTAGCGCCGGGACGGACACGAATGTTCTGGTCGTCATCGCCGGTCCAGAACATGACCGCCGGGACGAACAGCGACGTACTGATGACCTCCCAGTGGTGGAGGAAGTAGTTAGTGCCCAGGCTGACCGGGTTCGGCTGGCTGGTGTTCTCAAGCAGGTTATCGGCGATGACGAAGAAATCCTTCGTCGTCAGAATCGCCTGCGCCTTGTCGATACCCATCTGCTCAGCCGGAACCGGAATCACCCGGGCGTACATGTCGACGGGGGAGAGGTTGAACGCCGCGGCCAGAGCCTCAACGTCGATGTTCGCCTTCACCTCGGGGGTGACGATCAGGATCAGATCCTCGCGCTTCGCGAACGTCTCCATGCGCGCAGCGTTGTACTGGCGGGACAGGAACGTCAGGTTATCCGTCATCGCACGGACCCGCTTGATCAGCTGCTTCGCATCCGACTCGGTCGCAGTCAGGCTCCGAAGGTCAGGAACCTTCACGTGGTAGAAGCCACCATTCTTCTCATACTCGGCAAACAGCGAGCAGGTCAGCAGGAACTCATCCCACTGGTCCGACGTCGTCGGAGACGCCAGAATCTGGGACAGGTAGTTCTGCAGGCCCGACTCATCCAAGAACGCACGGCGCAGCTGATCGCGGTTCACCGTGATCTTGTAGTACTCCTGACGGTTCACAGTGTGGAACTGGGAAGCGACATTCGGCTTGTGAGCGCCGAAGATATCCTTCTCCATGTAGTCACGCTCGGAGTTGTAGGTGTAGGAGGAAACCAGGCCCGTCTGCACCTCCTCGATCGTGTCACCGAAATTCAGCATGCCCCGCTTGAACTCGCGCAGAGGGTTGTTCCACGTGATGTCGCGGGTGATGTACGTGCCGACACGGTTGATCAGCGCGTCGGTGAACTCGTTGAAATGCGGTGTGTACGAAGTCAACTGCTGAACAACATCCGCAACAGAGCCCTTCGTAGCCGCGGGGATGCGGCGCTGATAGTCGGACGTGGCGTCGTTACGGATCCGATTCAGGATCTCAATGTTGTCGAAGTCGCGGATGCGACCGCTGGGGAGCGTCATGATCAGGCCTCCTTAGGCTTAGAGAAGAAGGAGGCGATGCTGCCGTCGTCCCCGTCGTCAGCATCGCTCGTGTCGTCACCGTGCGACTCGTCGTCGCCGGCGTTGTCCCCGCCCGCGCCGATGGCCTCGAGCAAGTCGTAGTTCTTGCTCTTCAGACCGTCGACAGTCTTGGAAAGAGCAGAGTTGGAGTCAGTCAGCTCCGAAATCTTGGCGCCAGCACTGTCAGCCTTGTCCTTGACAGTGTTGTAGGCGGCACGGAGATCGTCATAGATCGTCTCCGACGGCCCCTCCTCGCCAGGATTGATCAGAGACTGAAGGAGACCTTCAAAATCCATGATACCTCCATGCAAACGTATGGGCTATGAATGGTAATTCCACTCATAGCCCATACTATCACAGACTGCCGAGAAGCCCCGGCGGAGCAACCAACTCAGTGCGGCGAGCCCGGTCTCATCCGGTGGTAGGCGCCCGCAGCGTCACCGGTCAGCTCTCCTCGGTGTCTGAGTCCTCGAACGGCCCGGGGGAGGGGTGCGCCACCTCAGCACGCTCCGCGATCTTCGCCTTCGCGTACTGCGTCAGAACCTCGCGGGTCAGCCACGACCTCCGAACCTTCACCTCCCACTGATACTCCTCATAGAAGTCAAAAACCCAATTGGGCACTGTCACCGACATGGTGTGCCAGTTCTTAGACGTCATCGGTATTCCTTTCTACAGGTGTGAACGTGAAGTGGGTTTCCTTCAGGAAAACCCCTCCGGAGATCGTCTTGGGTACTAGTTTACCATACCACCGCTGAGGACTCAACAAGTCATCAGGATAGATATCGTGAGCGAACTTTCGAGGCAAGCCGGCGATATGGCAGTCAGGGACACCATCCTTCTCCTCACAGTACTGCTTCGCCCTCACGAAAATACCACGGTCGAAAGTACCCTCAATCTTCCACGCCCCGAGCTTCGACTCATGGACCTCCAACCCTTCCGGAGGCTCCGTCCCCAGAAGGTGAAGAGAATCCGTGTCAGCGTACAGAAACCGCTCGTAATTCGCCGCGGCAGAACGGATAGTCTTATCGCGGGCCCACGCGGTGATGAAAGTCCCCATAGGCGTATACACCGGATCCGCCTCCTCGCCCTCATGGGTCTTCATCACAACACGGCCATCCTCCAGGATAGGATACTTGTTCACCCTCTGAGTCCTGGAAGCGAACTTGCCGTAAAGAGAATTTAGCATGAGCTTGGCGATCTGCCGCTTCCCGCCCGTAGAGGTAGCCTTCACCTCCATCCACTTGTCGATATAGGTGTCGAAGAACCCCGTTCGGCTCTCGAAAGTGATGATATCGGAGACGGAAACAAGATCGACATCGTACATGTCATTGATCAGCTTCCAGTCCACCGATGTGAGAGTCAAAGAAGTGCCCTCCGGGATGATACTCTGATACTCGGTGCTGCTGAACCGAGAAGAACGACGCAACTGAATGCACGGGATACCCCGTGCCTTCAAAGTAGCGGAGAAATTGAAAGTCGCTATATACAGAGTGTCATCCTGGGGGAGGGTATCGGTGGGGGAGTAGTCGCCCATGGGAAGCTGGCAGAACCGCATCACCGACGGGTACAGAGAGTTAACGTCCAAGACAATACCCGGACCCACTATCCGCCCTGCAGTGCGAGTATCAGCATAGGTGAACCCGCCCCTGTAAGCCGCCCTCACAGTGCGATCCTCCTCGATAGACAGCTCGGGAAATAGGGACCTGAACCCGCCATCGAAATCCCTTCTCACGCAGCTCTTGTACTCCTTCAGAGCATCGGAAGACGACGTCATGCACGTCAGCCCATGCTCGAACTGTTGACGGAGAACCTCCGCCACAATGCCCGTATCCCGACGAACATAGTCAATCTCATCGTCAGAAGCGCCCGACTCAGGGTAGTGGAGAGCCTTGTAATCAAGATCACCCTTCGACATGTCAAGGCCATACGCCTTAGCCATCGCCGCCACGGTGAGAGGAATCTTCTTGTAGGAGTCAAGGAACTCGGTAAGGCCACAAGACCCCTTCACAGCGATCTTGTAGAACTGGCCCATGTCTGAGATAATAGTGGTGAACTGACCAGGAAACAACTCATAAACATCGTTGAAGGAATGCTCCCATCCATTACTGAGAAGGAAATGGATGATGAACTGTCCGTCGAACTTAAGGTTATGGAAATAGACGACAGCGGGGGAGTGGAGAACATACTCCATGAACGAATCAATGGAGTAACCCAACTCGTCAATGGAGGAATCCTCCACCCCACGCGCCGACCACAACCAGACCCACGTACTGTCAGGCAAACTTGTTCCGGATCCTCCGACGGCGCTCGTTTCGAAGTCGGCGACGATGTTCGGTCGCACCAACCGACCCCGCCGAGTCGAGTTCATCCGCTTCTGCATCAGCTTTGACCTGCATCTGCTGTCCATAACTGAACATGTCATCCTTATCCTCCATCAGGTTTCCATAGATGTACTCGTCATCAGGAGACCCCATCTCATCCATCTCCTGCTGCGCGTGATAATTGAAAGCAATAGTCCTAGCCAGTTTATCATCAGCATTCCACATAATGAAGAGGACATCATCCGGCAGATCAAGCACCTTACGCATGGAATCGTCGCCGGACCCGTCAACCATCTTGGCAATAGTCCGCCGAAGCTTAGCCATTCTCGCCTCCTCATAACGGGGAGTGGTCCTCTCAAGGATAACCCTCGCATCCTGCCTCACACCGGCCTCACTCAAAAACTCGGTGGGTTTAGCAGGAGTCTCATACCGGAGCTCCGAATTATTAGCAGCAGTGGAATCATACTTGCTATCGGGCCTGTAAATAGTGGAGAAAGAAAGATTCCCCCTCCAGGGGATATTGGTTCCGCCAACCTGATCGAAATACTCGAAGATGCGGTTGTTCTTAGCCTTAACAGCATACTTGTGCTGAAGCATGGCCTTGGCGGAGATGGGGGTCCCCTCAGCGGAGGAGTAGTAGGAGACGTTCGGGGCCATGAACTCCTCCAGACGATGCGCGTGAGCCTCTACCTGGGCCTTAGTCATGCGGCCCAGTGCTGGGGTACCCTTGCGGGGATCTAGGCCCGTGTGGGCGATGTCAATGCCCTTCCCGCCGGTGTTCAGGTAGGCGATGGGACGGAGAGCGGCAGGGTTGTAGGTGCCCGCCTTGATCTTAGCGATCTTACGGGAGGCGCGAGCCTCCAGACGGCGAGCGTAATCGCGCCAACCGGACAAGTCTTCAGGCTTCTCGAGTTTTGCCATGTTAAGTGATATTCCTAAAATAAGGCCCGGGGCCGGTATAGCACCGACCCCGGGCGGGGGAGCGGTCAGCGGCGGAAGCGGCGGTTGTTCTGCGGCGAGCGGTCTCCCTTCTTCATGTAGCCGAGGAACTTCGGAAAACGAATCTCAAGAGACTGGCCGAAGCCCTTCTTGGACTCCCACTCACGAAGAACGAGAGTACCGGTAATGGTAACCTGGTCACCCTTACCCACCAGACCGGTAATGTACTCATAAGAGTTACCGAAGAATGAGGCGTTCAGGTAAAGAGGCACACCATCGTCGGTCCACTCGTCAACCTTCTTATCGAACTGGCGGCGGGTGGCAGCAATGCCAAGACGGACGATCAACTCGCCAGACTTGGTCTTAGAGGTCTCCGGATCGCGGGTCAGGTTGCCGGTGACGGTGATCTCAGCACTCATTGGAGTAGCCTTTCTGTTCAGTGCTGCCAATAGGGCAGCGGTTCCTGGATTGCGTCCACAAGGGGCGTTGCTTGCGCAAGATAGTATACCACACTATCGAACGCGAAGCGTTTGAGATCGGAGACTCGGATATCGAACATGTAAGTCGCCGTCATATGACGCACAGTCCCCGAATACAGGTCGACGTGGAATCTCTTAACGCCAAGGGTGATGACAATGCGGTATTCGCGGTCGGCCCAAGTGAGGGTGGTGAAATACTGCAGCTTGCCACGATGGCGGGTGTAATCCCAGGTAGTGTCCTCGAAGACTGGCAGGCG